AGAAACTTTGCCTCTGGTAACTCAAAGGAGAAGTAGTCTGCCAACTCACGATGAACGTGAGGCTCTGATGAGATCTGTAGATAGACCTCATTCTTTTTCTTGACAACTAGATGTGACATTAGTTTCCATTAATAAATTTTTCCCATTCAATAGCACTCTTGATTTGGAACCCACGATTAGAAACTTGTTTCATCACATGATCGAGAAAGTAAAGCATCTGGTCGATGTACTTTACCTTTGCTTCTGTGTTGATAAGTTCGTCATCTGACTCCAAGTAGACTTTCATCTTCTCTGCAGTTTTAATACTGTTGCCAAAAGGTTTCTCGGCATATGTTTTTGCATCTGCTTCGCCACCGTAGTATTCTCTTTTATCTCTTAACAGTCTTCGATACTCAAATTCTAATGAGGTTTTAATTTGAGAAAGATCTGTGTAATGATTTAAATATTTGTTGTGCTGGAAAGGAATCTCCAACGCAAGCCGTGCTAGATCTTCGGAGTATTGTTTGTTCTTAAATTGAAAATCGATTTGTGTATCTTTGTTCCACTCTTCCTTAATTTTTTGGAAGCGTTGATGTAATGAACTAAAATTCATAGAGGTTGCAATCCTAAATCACATATTGTATAACGTGTGTACTTGAAAGTAACGTTAGCTGTAAAGAACTCGACTTCTCCCACTGAAAAATCAAATGGAATACTAGTGAGTTGCACTGGCATTAATCTTTCAAACCTTACACTAAATTTTGGATTGAAGTTGGACGTTAATATCTGTAAGATACCATCGGAATATCCTTCTCCTTCTCCATCAAATGATTCCCCATTACCATTGTCTCTGATCCAGTTCCATACTGTCATGTAGTTGGATAGATCTTCGTCAACAATAAAACGAACCGTTAGATCACCGTATTCTACACCACCACCAGGAATAATGGGTATACCTCTAAACGGTGTTGCCACTTCAATGGTTGGCATATTAACTTCTGGAATGCTTGCTGATTGGCAAAAGAAATCTACACCACCGAATCTTTCCAAGGTAAACTTAAACCCTGTGGGTGTTAGAAAGTTTCTATTTTGAGGTAATTTTTTGTACCAATCAGCAGACATGTCAACTTCCCAAGCACTACTATTTAGCAGTCATTGAAGACTGTACCTACGGTAGAACCTAGACTGGACCCTGCTTTTTGACCGAGGAGTAGAGCCCATCCACCTGCCAACCAACCCACATAGGGTATGCTCATAGCAGCAGGAACAGCAACACCAGCAGCGATAGCACTACCTGCCATTGCACCTTGTGACCGTGCGCCAGCGTCCGCCACTAAACACTCTTCTTCTTTTGCAGTCAACTTTCCCTCGCCGTCTCCTCCAACACCTCCCAGGTTGCGTGTGCCTTCCATAGTGAATTGGTCTTGACGCCACTCACGGCGTCTCTCGGTGCCACCACCACCAAAGAATCCTTTCTTTTCTTTATCCAATGATAAAGATTTTTGCGACTCAAGAATAGCAGGATCGTTTGCACGATACTCAATCTCGTATCCATCTTTCCCTGCTTTGATTCGATATGAAGAATAATCTCCACGGGGGATATTGATTGTAGGTACTTGGGGAACCTGTTGTTGCTCTGGTCTATTAAACACATAACCCAACAAACCGATATGTGCCAAGGCAAAGAGACCACCTAGTGTTAACGCAATCGTTTTGACTGGTGACTTGCTTGGTGCCTGCTGGATAACAGGTTCTGTTTTTTCTGATTTAATTTTTTCTTTTTGTGTTGCTGCTTGTTCTCTTTTCGCAGCTGCCTCATCTAGGGATGGCATAATAACCCCATGGTATAGTCTTTAATTATTTAGACAAAAAAAGACCCCCCATTGCTGGGAGGTCTGTAAGAAACCTGGGTGATGAATCACATGAGGTTGATAACTTGTACTCTTCTGTAGTACATGTTGGCGTTTGCCGAGAGGGTTTCGCCATCGGGGGTGCCGTTGTATGCACCGTTGGTGGTGACGAAGGGGTTGCTGACCATGCCGTAGCGAGTCTTGAAACCAATCTTTGGTTGGAAGGTCTCGGGGTCGATCGAGCGAACCATCTGGAGGGGAACGTAAGGACAGTAGAATAGTCCTGCGTCATAAGGTGATGTACCTTTGTATCCGATGACGTAGTAGTGCTTGTCGGAAAGGTTAGCAGCATAAGGATCGACGTAGACCTTGATGCGACCGTTGATTGTACCAACCGAAAGGTTGCCAGTGTCATCAACATCACCGATGGAAGGACCACCAGCACCAGTTAGACCGCTGCTGTAGTCAAGAACGCCTGCCATTGCGAGTGCCGAAGCAACATCAGCAGAACAGATCAAGAAGTTGCCCTTTCCTCTACGAGTCTCTTGTGCGATTGCGTTAGCATCACGCTCGATTTGGAAGAGAAGACCCTTGAATTTCTCAACAGACCATCTGCCGTTGGAGTCAACGTCGAGGTCGAAGATACCAGCGTTTGCTACGTTGTTTTGAGCACCAACTTTAGCAACCTGATATACAGTACGAACGACTTCGCGGTTGATCTCTGCAAGGACTTCACTAGACAAGATGTTAGCAAGTTCTTGCTCTGCATCTAGACCGTGGATCGCCTTGAGGTCTTGTGCCAGTTCCAAGGTGTACTCTGCTTTGAGAGCTCTGGACTTTGCAGTCACAGAAGTCTTCTCAATGCTGAAGGACATCTCACGGAACAGACGGGAAGCTTCGCCCATCTTCTCCAAGTTCTCACGGCTCATGCCACGACCTACTTCGTAGGTTCCAGGTGAGGAGTCGTTAAGGAGTGCAGGGTTGTTGCCTTCGGAATCGCCACCGACACCAGCGCCAGTTCTAGGTGTATAAGCACCTACTGTAGCGTCGTGTGCTGTGGAGAATGCACTGTCAGGCTCGTTGAACAATGCCTCTTCGCCGCCTTGGTTCTCGTAGCGGGAGCGCATTGCGAAGATTAGTCCAGTAGGACCGCTCATTGGTTGGACGCCACAAACGTCATATGCCATTAGGTTAGGCATTGCACGACGGACGAGGCTGATGAGTACAGGGTCGAAACCTGCAAGACCAGCGGTGTTAGCGTTGCCGAGTGCGCTGCCAGCAGGAGAAACAGTACCAGCACCTAGGCTGTTAACTGCAACTTCGTTTAGCATACCGCGCTCTTCGCGCATGAATCTTTCTTGGTTCTCCAGGAGGACGGAGGTGACAGCTTTCTTGTAACGGTTATCGATAGGCGAGGAGCCTTCGTGACCAAGAACAGGTGCCCACTTTTCCTGAAGATGTTCTGCGTTAAACATTTTCTTTGTTGGATTAGGGAGTTAAATTATTATGAGTTCCAGCGACTAATAGCGTTGAGGTATGCCGCCATTGCTGGGGTTACTTCTCCACCTTCAACTGGTGCTTCATCAGTAGCTTCTGCTGCAGGTGTTGCAGGGTTTGCTGGGAAGTATGATTCGCGGAGGGTCTTAACCTTCTCTGCAAACTTCTCTTCCGACTCAAACTCTACGCCTTCTGCTAGAGATGCCAACTTGTCTTTTTGTGTGTCTACCAGACCTTCCGAAACGATGTTCAGAATTACAGTCTTTGCAGACTCATCTAGACGACCTTGAAGTTTCACGTTGCGCTCAATCTGTTCGTTGAGGCTGTCTTCCATCTTACGAATATCTTCAGTCATTCCTTCGACAACATCAACTTTGTCATCGGGAATATTAATGTAGTGTTCTTGGAAGAGATTCTTGAGTCCAGCGATGAAGTCTTCAGTAATTTCGTTACGAATACCACGATCGATGGATACTTGGTTCTCTTCCAACCATGTTTGAATGGCGTACTTGATAGTACCACCTACCTCTTCTGCAAGTTCTGCCTTAACAGATGTTACTTGCTCGGAGACACGAGTCTCAAACTGCTCTTCGAGTTTTGCCCACTCTTCAGATAGTTTGGATTTGACTGCTGCTTCAAAAATTGTAGTTGCTTTTTCTTTGAACTCTTCTGTGAGTTCTGTACCTTCTGTAAGTGCTGCAACATCTGCACTCATGTCAAGGGACTCGAAGGAAGGTTTAATGGGGTAAGATACATCAGGACCAGTGCTGGTAGCATATGCTGCGTCAGCACCAACGGTTTGAGTCTTGCCTTGGTCGCCAGGATCATTGATGTTTGCTGTCTGTGCAGTACCATCGCTCTGTGCGCCTTTAGCACCAACAGGAGCTGATGCTTTAGCACCAGGATTGTCTTCGCCCTCATCGTTTCCGTCTGGACGTGGACCACCATTATCGGTTACTGACTGTTGAGCACCGTAACCATTGACAGCATCAGTGCCTACAGTTGCCTTACCTTCACCAGCTCCAGCTTTGGAGTTGACTTCGGTCTTGGACTGACTAGACGCTTCGTAACCGCCACCACCAGGAATAACTGCTGCAGATACTGTTGGCATTGGATCGCCAGCTTCAACAACTAGACCTGATTCAGTTACAAACTCCTCAAATTTTTCCTTTAACATATCTGACATGTGAGTTTCCCCTTGAATTTCTATAGCTATTTCTATGATTATTTATTAAGTTAGAGATTTGACAGGAAGTGTTCAAAGACCTGTAGGGTCCTCGCTTCCAAATCTTTCTTGGATGATTCACTAATGTATCCCTGGTATTTAGACACGGTTTTCTCCTTTAGGAGTCCGTTGTCCCATACCCACTCCTTTCCTTCCATGATGCCGTTTACAAATGCATCAGGGGCAGAAGGATCTGCTACGATATCAGCAGCAGTCGCAAGCATAAAGTCATCCATAACATAGTTAGCGTCTTCACGCTTATCAATGCTACCCATGCCGCGAGAAGAAACACCAAGTTTCACACCCTCACCAAGGAGAGATTTGGCAATGTTGCCCATTGGTGTGTCAAGAATTCTTGCCTTACCCACGAAGTTATTACCTTCTGCCTTGAGTGT